ATGAAACTAAACGCACGACAGGTCGAGACGGCAAAGCCTGCCGAAAAAGACTACAAGCTGCCAGACGGTAACGGGCTTATTCTGCTGGTGAAAACCAGTGGGGCAAAATACTGGCGCTATCGCTATACCTTCGCCGGTAAAGAAAAGATGCTGGCGCTCGGTGTGTACCCGGCTGTTTCGCTGGCGGCCGCTCGCGAAAAGCGAGACGAGGCCAGGCGGAACGTTGCAGCAGGTGTTGACCCGGTGAAGGTCAAAAGCCATGTTGCAGCTGCGGCAGCAAAGACGATCACGTTTAAAGAGATTGCCGCAGAATGGCACGAATTCAAGAAGCCGCGCTGGTCACCAGGTTATGCTTCTGACATTCTTGAAGCGTTCAACAAAGATATTTTCCCAGCTGTGGGTAAGCTGCCGGTTGCTGAAATCGAACCGGTCCAGATGCTAACGGCACTGCGCAAAATTGAAAACCGCGGCGCAACCGAGAAAGCAGCTAAAACGCGTCGGTGGTGCGGTGAGGTATTCAGCTATGCAGTTGCGACCGGGCGTGCGAAGTATAACCCCGTCAGCGAACTGAACAGCGCAATGGCCGGCCATAAAGGAGAGTCTTTCCCGTTCCTGACGGCGGAAGAACTGCCCGATTTTCTGGCTGTGCTCGAGAATTACAAGGGTAGCCCGCTCCCCCGGTTGGGTCTGCAGATCATGATTCTGGCAGGGCTGCGTACTTACGAACTGCGGCATTCAAAATGGGAATGGGTAGATTTCGAGAATCGGCTGTGGGAGATACCCGCCGAATTTATGAAGATGGACCGCCCGCATCTGGTACCGCTTTCCGATCAGCTTGTCGCCTTGCTGAAAGAATTACATGGCCTGACAGGTCGATACTTGAATATGTTCCCCGGCAGGAATGACCCGTCAAAGGTCATGAGCGAGAACACAATAAATAAGATGATCCACACGCTGGGGTATAAGGGAAGGGTAGTAGGGCATGGCTTCCGGCATACGTTCAGCACCATCCTGAACGATAAAGGTTTCAACTCTGACTGGGTTGAACTCCAGATCGCTCACGTGGACAAGAACAATATACGCGGAGTTTATAACCATGCCCTGTATATGGAAGGGCGTCGGGAAATGATGCAGTGGTATGCGGATTATATTGACCAGTTGCGTTTGATTTAAAGAAACTGTTTTTTCCACTCTTCAACCTCGCCGCGTACCCAGCGGGAGGTTCGGCTCCCGAGCTTCTTAGGTTTCGGAAACTCGTTATTGCTGATGCGCTCGTAAATGCTGGATTTTTTCAGCCCAACAGAGCGCTCAACCTCTTTGATGTTAATCAGGTCAGTGTCAGAAATAACCGGTGTCATGCTAAACCTCTCTTTTTCATGGCATCGAGCAGGATGTCCTGCACTGTTCGTTTCGAGTTGCGCCGTTCCATGACCATTTCGTCCATAGTGTCGGCGGCGATAATGTGGTGAATGAACACCGGGCGGTTGTGTCCGGCCTGAATCTGCCGGGTTGGCCCGATGCGTTCGATAATTTGCTGGTACTGCTCCAGATCCCACCAGTGCGAGAAAAACACCAGTATGTTGCCGCCGTCCTGCATATTCAGGCCGTGGCCTGCGCTGGCCGGGTGCGCGAACAGAACCGGTATTTTTCCGACGTTCCAGTCGCGAAGGGTCTGTGGATCCTGGTCGAGGTGGCGACCTCGGGGAAACGCTTTAAGCAGGCGCTCAAGGTCGTGTTTCCAGTGATAGGCCACCAGCACCGGTGCGCCAGCTGCTTCGGTGAGAATACTGTCCAGCGCCTGCAGCTTAGCGTCGTGCAGTTCTGACCAGCTCCCGGCGTCGTCGGTATATACCGCGCCGCTGGCAATTTGCAGGCACTTCACCGTTTTCGCCGCGGCGTTCGGCGCTTCGATGCCTTCACCGTTCAGCTCGAGGAACATTTCCTTTTCCATTTCGCGATACTGCTGGCGGGCCTTCGGCGGCATATCCACGCGGATCACGTTATGGATGGACTCTTTGATATCGAACCAGTCGGCGGCATCAAGGGAAATAGTCACGTCGGCCAGCGCCCGCTGTATCTCGTCCTGAGAATGGGCGAACGGCTCCAGCTTCGTCCAGCTCTGCCCCGGAAACTGTATTGAGTTGAACCAGCGGGAAGTAAACGCGCCGTAGGTGCGCCCGAGGCGCTGCCCCTGATCCACAAACCACGCCTGCCCCCACAAATCCACCAGGCCGTTAGGCGCTGGCGTACCGGTGAGATTCATCCAGCGCCGGGCGTGCTTATGCGCCACCTTGCCCAGCGCCGCCGCGCGCTTACCGCCACCGCGCAGCCGGAAGGATTTCAGCCGGGTGCTTTCGTCGGGAATGACGGTAGCGAACGGCCAGCGGCCGCCAAGCTCTTCCACCAGCCAGACCAGATTGTCGTAGTTGATGGTAAACACGCTGGCGTTGCTGTTTGCCAGGGCCGCAGCGCGCGCTTTGGCATTACCGACAATCGGCTGCACCTCGATATTGCGCAGATGCCCCCATTTAACCGCTTCATCCGGCCAGGTGCTGGCCGCCACGCGCAGCGGCGCGAGAACCAGCGCGGGCTGTGTCTCCGCTCCTGCCATGAAGAGATCTTCCAGCGTGGTGAGCGTCGCCACGGTTTTACCCATACCCATGCCCGCCCAGATGTTGCAGCGCAGGATGTCGATTTCGTGGTTGATGATGAGGTCTTGATACGGGCGGGGGGTAAACATTTTAGAAGGGGAATTAACTGACACGTTTTTCCTCCCAATATAATCTGCCACCGCTTTGACCTGTATACCGCCCGGTCTGCCCCTTAGCTGTAAACTCCAGTGTGCCAGCGGTAAACAGCATCACCATAGCGCCATCGTACGGGCCGCCGATCAGGCGGAATTTACTGCGTCGTTGGACTTTTCGCACAATATCCCCTCCAGATTTTTGCTATCCAGTACCACCACGGTAAAGCCCAGCGCGCGGAGCCGTTCGTGCTCGCGCAACTGGTCGGCGCGTGGTGGTTTGCCGGGTGCCTTGCATTCAACAAAGACGAGGCGGCCACCAGGTAGCAGGACAATTCGATCCGGTACCGAGCGGCGACCGGGTGACACGAACTTAAAGGCGATCCCGCCAGCCTTTTTTACTTCGGTGACGAGGTGCTTTTCGATAAGGCTTTCACGTTCGTAGGCCATTTACTTCACCTGCTTTTCAGCCCTCAGTACCATCCGGCTACCATCATCAAGACCCCAGCTAATTTCGCCGCCTTCTGCCATTACCAGCTGCCAAACTAACTGCGCGGCTTCGTTCGTTACGTCACGCCCAGGGTCATTGCCAACACGCAAGCGACCGCCGTCAACATCGCGCATTTTTGCCAACATGATCTTTTTGGATAGCGGGGAGAACCCCAGTTGTAGTTTCGCTGTATTACGCATCATTCACCTCCCTACGCTTTTCGCGCATGTTCTGCATCAGGCAAAAATCAGACCGGCGTTCGCTCCAGTCCTGATTCAGTTCGTTACGTGATTCGCGGTTGGCTTTCGCCCAGACCTTCGCCGCCCGGCCATACTCGCCTGATTGCTCAAGGCGCAAAGCCTCCCGCGCAGTCCGGTAATAAAGCGGACTGTCCCGATATTTAAATGACATAGGGGTTACCTCAAGTAAAAAGCCCTGCAAATGCAGGGCTTTTTACTTTTTAGGAAAATGATTGATTAAGATGAAGCGTTCGCTATTTGAGCTTCATTAAATGTGAAACCGGCCTGTTTAAGGCGCTGGATTAAGCGAGGTACAGTTTCCCGAACATGATCATTAAAGTTGAGATAAAGAATACCCGCAGCATCAGAAGGCTGTTCAAGGTGTTGCTTCTGCAAGATGACCACGTTACTGCGGCCGAGTGATGATAACAACATCCCCATTTCTAGAACTACGTTTTGACGAGCCCTGGGCAGGGCTGCTTCTTGACCGTCTCTTTTGGAGTATCCCACATCATCGGGAGTGAGAAGAACAATGCCGAAACGAGTCGCTGTCTGCCCTTGACCAATTTCACGCTCAAGTTCTTCAATTATCGTAAGTCCAGTGCCACCTGTATTCTGCAAAATAAAATGATCAGGTAACCCAAGCTTATGAAGAATGAGCTCAAGCTGCTCTTTTGCTGCATGGTCGTGACCGTGAACGATGAAAATCTTTTTGGCTGGCTCTTGAACCAGGGCTGGCTGAACTCGTTGAGCTGGCGCGTTACCCAAGTGTTCATTAATAATGGCTTCAACTTCTGGTTTTGCCGCTTGTGAGCCTTGAATCAAAATCGTTCCGGTGTGGTAAAGCGTTATGATGGCACCATTACTTAAACGATAACAATCATGACCGGCTTTGTTTTCTTCTCCGGTAACATCAAATCCGGATTCGACTAAAAATTGACGAAAAGTTTCGACAGGGTGTGGGTATTTGAGAGCCATTTCATTGAGATCCTGCATCATTATTTTCCTATAAAATAAGCAATATTTAGCAAAGCAGCAATGACAGCGATCAGCTAATCCTTACGGTAGTGGTACGCCTCGAAGCCGCCAGCATTCAGCGGGATATCTGGCGCCCATTCGGGGTTAGTGGAGAGCAGCGCGGAGAGCGCCGTATCGTTAAAATCGTCAGTGTCCGGCGCTTCAGTGATCACCTCGTCGTGTACCGTCAGCACAATGCTGTAACCGGCATCCTCGATCAGCGGCATGTTTCCGGCCAGAACGTCGCGGGCAGCCGCCTGAGTGACGTTTTCCACCAGCTTTCCGCCGTAGGTTTTGAGCCGCTGCCATTTGCGTGAGTAGGAGTTAACGCCCTGATAGGTGATATTCCCCTTCTCGATGGACGGGGACGGGTAGCACAGTGCGCGCCCGGATGGCAGCTGGATGCGCAGCCATGCGCCATCGCGGCGGACTTTCAGATAACCGCAGTACAGTGTTTTTTGCGGTGTGGCGATGGCTGTGCGGACGGTGCGCTCGAGCTCGTACCAGAAATCGCAGGTTGCCGGGTGGGCTCTGCGCCACAGCCGCTTAAGCGAGTCACACGCGATGAATACACGTTCGGACAGGCCAAAGGTCGACTTACGTTTAACCGATTCGTCGTACCAGCTTTTCGCCTCGCGGATGACATCGCGGGGAATGTTCGGTAGTGCGGCGTTTGCCAGCTCGTCGAGGTCGAGGCCGTAGACCAGAGCGAAGGTCAGGAACGCCGCAACACCACCGCCGAAGCCGAGGCCGAGCTCCATCACCTTGCCGATCTGACGCTGGTATTTATCAACATCGTCCGGCGAGATATTGAATGCACGGGCGTAGGCCAGTTTATACAGGTCCGGCCCGGTCCCCTCGTCGTACTCCCGGAATGCGTCCAGCTTCCACTGCTCGCCGGCAAGCCAGGCAAGTTTTCGCCCCTCGATATTCGACAAGTCGCTAACCACCAGCTTTTTGCCTACTGGGGCCATGATGCAGCCGCGCAGCGCCGAGCTGGTCAGCTCCATGATGTTATCGAACAGCAGATCAGCGCATCCGGCTTTCAGCGCCTCGATGCCCTCGTCTATCTGGTCCTGCTCAAGCGAAGGGCGGGGCAGGTTCTGGGGCTGGAATAATCGCCCGGCCCAGCGCCCGGTTCGCGATGCGCCGCAGAACTGCAGCGTGCCGCGCAGACGACCGTCGCTGCTTACACCCTTCATCAGCGATTTGTATTTACTGGTGCTGGTGGTGCTGGCCTGCAGGCGGATAGCCAGCAGCTCTTTCACCGCAGACGGCAAATCAGGATCCGCCATACGGCGTTCCAGCGTGCTGCGCTGCATGTCCGGCAGCTCCACACCGTACGATTCAACAATGTGCTTAATCAGCGCATCGCGCTGCGTGGCCGCCTGCACTTCGCCGTCGGTCATTACCTGCGTGCGTTTCGCCAGGCGCTTTTGCTCCTGGTCTACCGCCTCGATCGCCGCCTGCGCGAGCTGCACATCCATGCAGACGCCGCGGTCATTGATCTGCTGGTCACGATGCCATAGCGCCAGCTCTGCACCCTTATAATTCCACTTTGGCAGGCGCTTATGCACTTCGCGCATAGCCTCGATATCAAGGCCAGCGTATGCAACAAAGCGTCGCCATTCTTCCGGGTGGGTTTTGCTGGTGGCCCGGCGCAGTTTGCTGTTCTTTGGTCGTGGCTTACAGAACAGCTGGATCAGCGCTTTACCTTCTTTGTCCTTCGCCTTGTCCTGCGGGACGCCCAGCACCTCGCAGAGCGCACCCAGCGCGCCGGGGAGGCCGTGCGCCAGCGCCTGCACCATCGTGTCGCGCCAGCGCGTTACATCAGGGGCAAGCCGCGGTATTGCATGGCGCAGCACCGTGCGGTCAAAGTGCGAATTGTGGAAATAAAGCATGGTATCGGGGTCGGCGATAGCCGTCTGAAGCCTGCCGGGGATAGGTTCGCCAGCAGTCAGATCCCAGACGCTAACCGGCTCGTCGCCGATGGCCCAGGCGAACAGCATCACCTCGACACCTTCCGCATAAGCGTGCGTGCCGTTCGTGATGGGTATTTCGCAGTAGGTTTCCAGGTCGCCCCAGAGAATGGTTTCAGACATAGATATTCCTCGCGGGTGCTTTGCGAAAAGGGACACTCTTTGCAAAACACCCGGCGCATGGCCGGGTGGGGGAAGGGTTAAACCAGATCGGAAGCGTCTGCGCCTTCGCTGATGTCGTCGAAATCGTCAGTGCTTGCCACACCGCCGCCAGCGAACGCGTCACCATCGCGCAGGAACTGGATGCCACCCAGTGATGCGTTAACGCGTTTGCCGAAGTTGTTGTCCTGCGCCCAGATGTCGATCACCGCGTTGACATAGCAACCGGCGTAAGGACGGCCATCAGCCTGTATGAGTGGAGAACGGTCGCGATCAATGACTGCCGGACGTGCTTTGTTGGCAGCGTTCAGGAAGAAATTGCCCGGGAAGCCTTCGTATTCGGCTTTTTCGTCACCGTCGTGCAGGCAGAGGTTGAGTTTTTTCTCCAGCTGGCCGTAAATGGTTTCCCACTTCTCGCCCCATTTTTCCTTCGCTACCTGTTTCAGCGCTTTGCGGATTTCTTCCAGTTGTGGATGTTTCGGATCCATCAGGAAAACAGCAGAGAAGCGCGGGTCGCCTTCGCCGTTCACGGTTTTTGCTTCGAACAGAGCAGGGAAGGCCAGGCGGACGTTGTTCAGTTTAATTTTCATGGGTATTTCCTTAATCAGATGAGGTCAGCGGCGAGCGCGTCGTCGGACACGTCGTCGAAATCGTTAACAGGGTTGATATTGAGCGCCGGGCGCGGGTCGGATTCGGGGGCGACGGTAGGTTTACCGTCAGCGCGGGTGATCAGCGCTTCGACTTTCGTCCAGCGGCGAGGGCTGGCCTTTTTGATGAGCTTCTCGGCTTTGGTCGGGCTAATCAGCTTAAGGTCGAAAACCTCCTCAGTTTTATATCGGAACTGGTCTTTCAGCAGCGCGCGGGCGGCTTCTTCATCGCTCCAGGCGCGATTACCCTGTTTACCAGTAACCAGCTTAAAGCCCGGTACCGGATGCCCTGCGTTCAGCTCACTGTTCACCCGGTCGCGCACAGCCTTTAGCCACGATTCGATAGCATCGGCCTGGCTGTAGATCTCCGCCAGTTCCTCGATAGTCAGAAGCGGTACACGCGAGCTGGCATCAGCGATAATTTCACCGACCGGTTTCGTCAGGTCTTCGAAATCGCTGGCAGCAGTTTGCATGTGCTGCATTTTCTGAGCAGTGCAGACGGCTTTTGCTTTGCAGAACCGGCACTGTTTTTCGCCGGGGGTGAAGTTTTCCAGCGGCAGGGTTTCGACGCCTTCGCAGTCGGCGATGTTGAACATCACGATCACACTGGCTGCCGCTTCCTGCGCCCGTTCTCCGAACGCCTGGAGCTCTTCCACCGTCAGAGCCCACTCTGAAACGTGGTTAAGCCGCGGCTGGTGGATGAACAGACGCACCGTCTCGAAGTCGTACAGCATGCTGAACTGCTCGAGCGCGCCCAGGGCATACAGCTGCAGCTGCTCGTTCTGCTCAGCATCGACGCGTACACCCTTACCGTATTTCAGGTCGTGGATCTGCAGTTCGTTGCCCGCGATGATTAAGCCGTCGGCGGTGCCGAATGACTCGTCTACGCCTACGATGTGGGAGAAGTCGACACGCTGCTCGACCAGCAGCTCATTGCCCTGCGACAGCGCCCAGACGGTGTCGACGTAACGGCCAACGGCTTCGACCATTTCTTCATCTACCTGCGGGCCAGGATCCGTTTTTGACGGGTGTGCCAGCGGATAGGTGCCGAGGTAAGTTCCGACATCGCAGCCAGGGTAATCTTCGGGGTGTTCAAGCCTGTTACGGAGGACAATCTCTCCCAGCGCGTGGGCTGCGGTACCCTCAAGCGCAAAAGACGTTTCTTTGTCTGGCTGAGTGGCCTCTAGTGCCAGGCTGCCGGGGCAGCGCATCCACCGATGCGCTGAAGACGGGGAAAGTCGTGCATGAACGTCTGGCATGATTAACCCTCCAGCGCTTTTTCAGCCTGAGCGATCACGTCTGCGAGGTTCTCGTCAGCAACTTCGCCGAGTTTTTTGGCACCCTGTTTTTCCAGAATCGCCACCGCTTCGGCACGGTAACCACCTTTCGCCAACTGGAGGATCAATCCTTCGGCCTTTTTACGCAGGGCTGCAAAATCAGAATGGCTGGTATCCGTTTCAGTCTTATCTTTGCTGGCAGCTTCCTGCAGCTGGAGGAACTCCACTTTGTTGATTTCAACAGTCAACCCATCCTCAAGGATTTCATGCAATGCGCCGAGGTCTTCAACGCTGCCAAAAGAATCACTTTCTGGATGTTTCCAGTAGAACGGGCCTTTACGTTCCTGTTTACCCTTGCTACTGGACTTTTTCGGCTTCACTGTGTCACGCTCACCAGGCTTCGCATCGAGCCATGTTTCAGCGTATGCGCGTCGCTCGGCGATAGTCGTCAGGTCATCCCAGTAAGAAATGATGTCGCGCGACAGTTGGAGCAGCACATCTTTATGAACTTCTTTTGCGCGTTTAACGCCCTGCAGGGCGCTGTCCAGAGCGTCGATCTGCACAACGCGCTTATCGCCTTCTGCGTCGCGATAATCAACAACGCGCTGGACCATTGTTTCGCTGAGTTCCTGCGCCTCCGGGTAGAATGCAGCCAGGGCGATAATGTCGCTGAACTCCAGATCGTCCAGCGTAACTTTGCGGATAACGGTATTTTCCGCTTTGGTTTCCGGTACCGTTTCGCGGTATTCCTGAACCTGCGCCACGGTGTCCGGGCGAAGAGCGACGCCAGAGGCCAGGGCAGTGATAAGGCGTTCAAGCAGGGCGTTATGCTGCGTCAGCAGTTGGTTGTTAAGTTCGAGACTGGTTTCTAAGCTCATACTGCGGTCCTCGCTACAAGGAGAATGAAGGTAATAGCCAGGCCGAACGCAGTAGCGAGGGCCAGACCGGTGAAGATGTCGAATTGTTTGCGGCGCCAGCGGAGCACGTCGCGCCCCGTCAGCCGGTGGAGGTGTTCAGGTTTCATCGGTGGTGCTCCTTTTTATGTTGGGGAACGCACTGCACTGAATGCGTTTTCGGACATAAAAAAAGCCCGTCATGGGAGGCGGGCAAAGACTACACACAGCAATGGATGATTCAGGGGGTTGGGGGTTAAACCTCGGCGGCCAGCTCGTCGCGAATATCACCAGCGGCCATCATCAGATCCCAGTCGTTATCTCTTAAGGCATCTTCCGCCACACGCCAGGACACGTTGTAGCGGTTCATCAGAAAGCCGATTAGCTCTTGTTTGCTCATAGGAGTGGCCTCATTCAGTGGATTAGTAAAAGGCCCGAAGCCTTTGATTAATTCACTAACCCGTATTGCCGACATCCTGTCCCGCCACGGTTCCGACGCATGGTTTAGAGTCGCGCCGTTCGACTTGTTGGGATTAAAAATACAAGCAAACCTGTAAATGCGTCAACAGGTATTCTGGTAATAAAATGCATGTTAAACCTAATTACTTGTTTTTACAGGCAATAAAAAAGAGGGCCGAAGCCCTCTCTGTTTGATAGTAAGGATGTGGTTATCTCTTTCTGCGGAATATGCGGTGCTCTACCATGGTCCCTATGATCCTGATTGGTTTTTCCCAAGAGCGACAAATGGGGTAATCGCTGTTTAAGGGCACAAGTTCGAAGTCTTCCTCGCCTTTAGCACCAATCCCTACCGGGCGGTACTTTTTGAATGTTGCTTCATGGCTACCGTTGCATGCTGCAACAAATTCACCAGGAGTAGGGTATACATCAGCGTCAATTATAACGATGTCACCCTCTTTAAATTCCGGTTCCATTGAATCTCCGCGTATACGGAGGGCAAATGAACTCTCTGATAATTCAGCTGTAGTGAGGATATATTCGAAATCACCTTCTTCATGAAGCTGTTCAGCGCTTGTGAAAGCTCCTGCTTGTACATAGCTTAGAATAGGCACTCTTCGGGCTCCGTAGTTGAAATCTGTGACAACATCGCCCCCAAGAAGTAACCACTTAGGATCGCATTCTAGAGCTGACGCTAAAGCAAGAAGGTTACGTGGTTTAAGTGTTTTTCCATTCTCTATAGCTTCAATCGACTGCTGGCTTATGCCCGCTCGTTTAGCAACTTCGACCTGAGTTAAGTTTAGTTCTGTTCTGCGCTTTTTGGCTCTGCTGGCAAGATTCATGATGACTCCTTTTCTGTCATTGATGATTACAGATACATCTGTATTTGACAAACAAGGGTGCCTGTGAGGTAATTACAAGTAAACCTGTAAATACCTGAGGGCTTACACAATGACCAGTTCTACCCTTGCTTCACGCATAAAGGAGCGCCGCAAAGCCTTAGGCATAACCCAAACTTCATTAGCTGAAAGCGTTGGCATGCGCCAGCAGTCTATTCAGTACCTTGAGTCCGGGCGTGCCACTCGTACCAGCTTCATTCTTGAATTGGCAAAAGTTCTGAAATGCGATCCTGACTGGCTATTAAACGGCGAAAATTTAGAACATCAAAAGGCGTAACCCATGCCAGATAAAAAGATTTGGGGGGCAACGCCTGACGAATGGTTCCACTTCGATCTGGTGCTGGGGCGTACTGACCAGCTGCTGCCGGTCGTGTGCAACCCGGGCGCGGCCATTTCCCCCAATAGCAAACTGAAAGCGCTTGGCAAAACGCCGAGCCTGTATAACCGCGACCGCCTGGCTACAGGGATCAAAGACTGGACCGAGTATGTCGTTACTGAGCATGACTTTGCTCGCTGGTCGAATGAATCTGATTACGGCATCTGCGTGCGTACAGGTCATGGCTGGCTGGCGCTGGACTGCGACAGCGAAGACGAAGATATCCAGGCCGATATTCGCAAAACGCTGGTGCAGCTGCTTGGCGAGCTGCCGCCGCGTCGCTGGCGCGCCAACAGCAACAAATGTCTGTACCTGCTGGCCGTTGACGGTGATTTCCGTAAGCGCATCCACCGTCTGGCGGGCGATATGGGGATTATCGAGCTGCTGGCGAACGGGCAGCAGTTCGTTGCCTGCGGTACGCACAGCAGCGGCGCGCGTATTGAATGGGACGGCGGTCTGCCGGGCGAGCCGCCGGCTATTACTGCTGACCAGCTCGAAACGCTGTGGCAGCGCCTGGCGGATCAACTGCCTGTGTCGGTCACCACCGAGGCGGGCAGCATGAAGATGCGCGACCGCTCAACCTTCACGCCCGGCGCCACGGATGATACGGCAGAATACCTCGACGCGAACGGCTGGACGCTGCTTGATGGTGCGAACGGTGAGCGATACATCCGCTGCCCGTTCGAAGACGGCCACAGCACCGGCGGCGACCCGACCAGTACGGTTTACTTCCCGGGTGGTACCGCGGGCTTTGAGCAGGGGCATTTTAAGTGCCTGCACGCCAGCTGCGCGCACCGCGACGACGGCGATTTCCTTAATGCCATCGGGATCCGCAACGACGATTTCGAAGACCTGACCAGCACCGAAGTGGCCGAGCCATTACCGCTGCCGGCGTTCGAGCGTGACAAATGGGGCCGCATCGAGGCCACCATCAGCAACGCGGCCAAAGCCGTTGTGCGTCCTGACTTCGTGGACATCGATATTCGCTTTGATCAGTTCCGCGACGAAATCATGTTCGCCCAGGCTGGCTCCGGCCAGTGGCAGGCGTTCACCGATGCGGACTATGCGCGCCTGCGCATCACGATGGAAAAGCGCGGCTTTAAACCTGTGGGGCGCGAGCTCATTCGCGACGTGGTGCTGCTGGCCGCTGACGAACAGCCTTTCGACTCGGCGACTACCTGGCTGAATGGGCTGGAGTGGGACGGCGTGCCGCGCATCGAAACTTTCTACCATACGCACTTCGGTACCGCCGACACGCCATACACCCGCGCGGTGTCCATGTACATGTGGACGGCGCTGGCGGGCAGGGTGCTGGAGCCCGGCGTTAAAGCCGATATGGTGCCGATCCTCGTCGGTCCTCAGGGCTGCGGTAAGTCCTCTGGTGTAGAGGCCTTATCACCCGACCCGGCATTCTTCACCGAGATCTCATTCGCTGAGAAAGACGACGACCTCGCACGCAAGATGCGCGGGCGACTGGTGGCTGAGATTGGCGAACTGCGTGGCCTCAACACCAAAGAGCTGGAAAGCATCAAGGCATTCGTGACGCGTACGCATGAAAACTGGATCCCTAAATACCGGGAGTTCGCCACGCAGTTCCCGCGTCGCCTGGTCTTCGTCGGTACCACCAACGAGGACGAATTCCTCGCTGACAAGACCGGTAACCGTCGCTGGCTCCCCGTGGAGGTGTCGAAAGTCGACGTGAAAGCGATAAAAACAGACCTCCTTTTGCTATGGGCTGAGGCCCGCGAGACGTTTAAGCGCCTCGGCGGCATCCAGTTCCGCGATGCTGAGCGGCTCGGCGCGAGTGTCCATGAGCAGTACACCATTAAGGACGCGTGGCTTGAAACGGTCGAGAAATGGCTCGACACGCCTGACCTGATGACTAACGACATTCCGCGAAACTGCGAATTTTTACGGGCTAGCGACGTTCTGCGCGATGCGATTGGTTTAAACCCTGAAAAGGTATCAAGACGCGAACAAATGCGAATTAGCGGAGTTTTGCAAAATTGCGGCTATAAGGCCAGCCGCGAAACCATTAATGGTAAGCAACAGCGGGTTTTTGTTAAGCAATAGACAACCTGTAGACAACCTTTAACGATAGGTTGTCTACAAAAACCTTATTGATACTTAAAGGAAAAAACAACCTAGACAACCTAGACAACCTTTTTACTAAGAACCCCATATATATATATAAGTCGATTTGGGGAAAGGTTTAGAAATGGTTGTCTAGGTTGTCACGGGTTGTCTACCTCTGAACATGTTATTTATTGCAGGTAGCGATATGCAAATACGATTTGATTCCACTACGGCGATTAACGAGTGCCAGAAGCTCAATAAAATCGCTCTCTATGCTCGCGCGTGCGCGCGTTTTGGGAGGTGACCCATGCCAGTTGTCGCGACGTTCAAAACAGACTGGTTCCGGGTGATTAACGACATCACGCGCAGCGGCATTCCCCTGCAGGAGATTGCCAGAGAGCTCGACGTGTCGAAGTCTGCTATCATCGGCTGGAAGCAGGGCGCAGCGCCGAACCACCATACAGGCGAAGCGCTGATAGACTTCTGGTGCTACGTCACACAGCGCCCACGCTCCGAACTGCCTGCGCAGGTCACATCACGGCGATTCGTTTACGCCTGGCGTTCTAAGCGCCTGGCACCATGAAAACTTGCAAAAACAGGGCGTTTAACGGTTAAAAACGCTATGCAAAAACCGCCCTGTTTTATGCACGATTTATGCAGTCCATTTTCACCACTTCCAGCCAGTAAACCGCGACAAATAACCGCTTCACGCTGAATCGTTAACGAGTGCCATTTCGCTGGTGCGGGCAACGTCCATTATGTTAAATAGGCCCTGTTTTTAACAAATCTTCCATTTGGTCGGGATCCCGACCGCGACCCCGTTTCACACTTACGGCTCAATCATCACAGGAGCCAACACAATGGGCCGACCAAAGAAAACCGTCGAAGTACCGGGGCAGGAGCCTGAAACCGGCACTGAGCAGCAGACGGAAGCAGAGAACCGCCTTACCGCGACTGAGATCCAGACGCTTAACGCAGACAGCCAGCGCGCAGAACAGGAAGTTATCCAGCAGCGCGTTGCCAGTCTGCTGGACGATGCCGCACTTGCTGAGCGCAATACTCTGCTGGGTACCATCAACGAGCAGGGCGCGGCCATCATCGCCCGCTTTGAAACGCTGGGTTACACCGACCTGGCTGACCAGCAGCTGACCGACAATCTCGAATTCCTTCAGCTCGTCAAAAAAGCCACCACGGCGGAGCCCGCCGCGCCGCTGGGCTACGTGACGAACGACGAGGGCAAGCCGCAGCCGGTTACGGGTAAGCCCGTTCTGACTGAGCACGGCTGGCACGTTCCGGGCTAAGAGGGGGAATCGTTATGTGTGGAGGTGGAGCGCCAAAGGTCACGCAGACCGACCCGCAGGCCGAAGCGGATGCAGCTGCCGATGCAGCAGCAAAAGCGGCAAACGCAGATGCAGCAGCGCGCAAGAAGCGCAAGAAAGGTTCGTCCCTTCTCGCCAGTGGTGCAGAGGGTGCAGCTGATTCGGGCAGCTCTCTGCTGTCCTCTGGTGCGCAGGCAGCGCAGCAGAAAAACACTCTGGGGGCGTAACCGATGGATGAACTCGCCGTTAAGCTGATTAAGCGTTCTGACACGCTGAAAGCCAACCGCCAGCAGCATGAAAGCGTCTGGCGCGAGTGCTATGACTACACCTATCCGCTGCGCGGCGCGGGATTCTCTGACGAAGTGCTCGATGCTCAGAGCGCAAAACACAAGGTGGCGAAGCTACTGGACGGCACCGCCACCGACAGCGCCCGCATGCTGGCCTCTGCGCTTATGTCCGGCATGACCCCGGCAAATGCACAATGGCTTAACCTCGACAGCGAATCGCTTCCGGACGATGCCAAAGCCTGGCTATCTGAGTGCGCAACGCTGGTCTGGGAAAATATCCATGCGGCAAACTTCGACGCTGAGGGCTACGAGGCAAATCTCGACGTGGTGTGCGCTGGCTGGTTTGTTCTGTACATCGACGAGGACCGCGAAGAGGGTGGCTACACATTCCAGCAATGGCCGCTGGCGCAGTGCTATGTCACGTCCACCCGCAAGGATGGCATCGTGGATACGATCTACCGCCGTTACCAGCTGACCGCTGAGCAGGCCATCAAGGAATTCGGCGCGGACAAGGTCAGCGAGAAGATCCGCGACGCGGCGAAGAAAAAGCCCGACGATAAATTTGATTTCCTGCACTGCATTTTCCCGCGCGAAACCTACATGGTTGATGCCCGCCTGGCGAAGAACATGCGCTTTGCGTCGTTCAACGTCGACGTGAGCAACAAGCAGATTGTGCGCGAATCCGGCTATCACGAATTCCCGTGCTGCGTGCCGCGCTGGATGAAAATCCCCGGCGGTTCCTACGGCATCGGCCCGGTGTACGACGCGCTACCGGACTGCAAAGAGCTGAACGAAACCAAGCGCATGGAGAAAGCCGCGCAGGATCTGGCTATCTCTGGTATGTGGATTGCCGAAGACGACGGCGTACTCAACCCGCGTACGGTCAAGGTCGGCCCGCGTCGCATCATCGTGGCGAACAGCGTCGACAGCATGAAACCTTTGCTGACAGGTGCAGATTTCCAGGTAGCCTTTACCGCAGAAGATCGCCTGCAAGCATCAATCCGCAAAATCATGATGGCCGACCAGCTTCAACCGCAGGACGGTCCAGCCATGACCGCCACCGAGGTGCATGTGCGCGTTGCTCTGATTCGCCAGCTGCTCGGCCCGGTGTACGGCCGGTTCCAGGCTGAATATCTCCAGTTGCTGGTGGTGCGCTGCTTTGGCATCGCTTTCCGCGCTGGCATTTTTTCCCCACCACCCGAGAGCCTCCAGAACGCCAATTTCAACGTGCGTTACATCTCACCTCTGGCACGCGCGCAGAAGCTGGAAGACGTAACGGCAATCGAACGCCTCGGCGCGAACGTGGCAAACCTGGCGGGCATCAGCCAGGACGTTGTTGACCTCATCGATACCGATGAAGCCACACGCGTTGTGGCTGAAGCTCTCGGCGTTCCGGCTAAAGTAATTCGCTCATCTGATGCTGTGGCAGATCTCCGTGATCAGCGCCAGAAAGCACAGCATCAGGCCGCTCAGCAGCAGCTCATGATGCAGGCGGGAACCGAGGCAGCAGGAGCCGCAGGGCAGACCGCTGGCGCGGCAATAGGGCAACGACTGGCAGGTAACCAATGAGAATAAAACAGGCCACGCCTCAGGACTTTAAGCGCATTTTCGAGGAAATGCCTGGCGGCTCTCAGGTGCTGGAAGAGTTAACGCGCCGCTTTGGGCGCGCTGCGTACGTCCCCGGCGGTACCGAGGGCGACCGGGAAACATGTTACAGAGCAGGGCAGCGATCCGTACTGGATTACATCCTGCGCGAAATCAACAAGGCCGATGGAGTAGAAGACGATGTGGAAGCTTAAACACTTATTCATGAACGCAGAGCCGGGTGCAGAACAGCCAGGCGGTGGTAACGGAGGTGGTGAAGATGGCGGCAATAATCCTGGTGCTGGCGAACCTTCTGGTAATTCTCTGCTCAGCACCGGCGCGGGCGAACCGGGTGCTAATGACTGGCTACCTGAGAAATTCCGCGTTATGGGCGAAGACGGAAAACTCAGTATTGAAAGCTCTGCCCGCAAACTGGCGGAAAATTATACTCACCTTGAAAAACGCATGGGGAGCGGCGACGCGCCGCCGAAAACGGCAGATGAGTATGCGCCTAAGGTAGAGGTCGAGGGATTCAACTGGGAAGAATTCAAAGCCGATCCGCGCATGCAGGGCTTCATGAAAACTGCACACGCCAAAGGCATCACCAACGATCAGATGAGTTTCATCTTGGGTGAATACGCACAGCGCGCTCCTGAGCTGGTGGGCGGTGCCGCTGCTCTGGATGCGGAAGCCGCCACCACGCAGCTGCGCGAGGTGTGGAAGACAGACGCAGAGTTTAAGCAAAACATCGGTCTGGCTTTCCGTGCGTTCAACTCCCTGGCTGACGAGAGCGACCGAGGGCGCATCGACGAGATCGGCAATAACCCGATGGTTATCCGCATGCTGGCTAAAGTCGGCGCAGAAATGCAGGAAGACGCACCGGCGGGTGGCGATGTGAACCTCGAAGAACAGCAGACCATTCGCGACCTGATGAAATCCCCGGCGTACATGGACCCGAAACACGCCGACCACGAACGCGTATCGGCGAAGGTCAAAGCGTACTACCAGAAGCGATACGGCGATCAAACCGTAGCGTGACGTGTCACAGTACCGCATCAAAAGCCAGCACAACCCGCTGGCTTTTTCATTTGGTCGGGATTCCGACCGCACACCTCGCTAACAATCTCCCCACAACCAGCCCGGCGGGGACGCCGGATAACTGAATTTTCCCGCAGTGCGTAAGCGCCACGCGCATTGTGTTAATCGGGCCGGGCAACCGACAACCCAGTAGGCGATATTTTCTGGAGTGATTGTTATGTCATTTGATACCAATAAGAACATGATCACCGCTGCGTTTATCACGCAGTTTCATGATTCTTTCGAAATCGCCGCGCAGCAGAAGGATTCCCGCCTGCAGGCTGCGGTAAACGACCGTGGGATGATCACCGGCGAAGCATTCACCATCAACGATATGGGTACCATCGAAATGACGCAGATCACAACGCGTTTCGGTGACACCGTATGGGACCTGCCAGACGCTGGTACCCGTAATGCGTTGATGGCGGACTACGCTGTATTCGTGCCAGTTGAAAAACGTGACCTGCGTAAACTGCTGGCCGACCCACAGGGGCCATATCTGCAGCTCACCCTGGCGGCCTCCAACCGCAAAAAAGACGATGTTGTTTATCGTGCTCTGCTCGACCCTGTGATGCGTAAAACGTCCAGCGGCGGTGCGTATGCACCGGTGGCGCTGCCTGCGTCGCAAAAAATCGTTGCTGGTGACACGGGCATGACCAAAGCCAAGCTGATCGCCGCGAAAGCGATGTTCCGCCGCAACGAGTGCGACGAACAGAACGGTGAAGAGCTGTATATCACCTACAACGCCGACATGCTGACGCAGATCCTCAGCGATACCACGCTGACTTCTGCCGACTTCATGGCGGTGAAAATGCTGCAGGAAGGCGCAGTGTCTGGGAACTGGCTCGGCTTTAAGTGGCTGGCATACGAAAAACTGGATTCTGCGACCGCAGGCGATCCGGCCGTTACCACCAAAACCGCCGTCGCATGGTGTAAATCCGCTGTGCATTTCGGTACCGGCGCTGAGTACAACGTCGATATCGGACCACGCCGCGATAAAAACAACACCATTCAGATCTCTGTTGATGCGTCTTATGGTGCTGGCCGCGCCAACGAGAAAAAAGTCGTCGCCATCGATTTTGTTGTTTAAGCCGCTGGTGTGTTTGCCGGGGTATACCCCCGGCCTTTTTTCATCTGAGGTTCTGCCATGACTTCGAGTGTATCGATCTGCTCAAACGCACTTCTTGCGCTGGGTGCTCACCCGATAAATGATTTCGACGAAGACACGGATCATGCCCGTCTTTGCGCCAACCTTTACCCTACTGTCCGCAATAAATTACTCCGCGCTCACCCGTGGAACTGCGCGATAAAACGCGTTGTGCTCTCACCTGTCAGCGCTACGCCTGTCTTTGGGTACGGTTATCAGTTTTCCCTGCCCGGTGATCTAATCCGTGTTCTGTCCGTGGGAGAGCCACGGGATGATATTGATTACCGGATTGAGGGGAGCCGGCTGCTGGCTAACGTCGATGTGATTCGCCTGCGTTATATCTTCCGTAATGAGGACGAGTCCACATGGGATACCGCGCTGGTGGATGTAGCTGAAATGACGATGCAGTCCAAGCTGGCGTATGCAGTGACCGGGTCCACCAGCCTGCGCGATAGCCTGGCGCAGGAGGCTTCATTCCTGCTGAAACAGGCAAAAGCCGTCGATGGTCAGGAAGAACCTCCGGAAGACCTGGGCGGCTATCCAACTTATGAGTCGAGGTTCTGATATGCGCGCGAACCTTATAAAAACCAATTTTACAGCTGGCGAAGTTTCCCCTCGTCTGATGGGGCGTGTTGATATTGCCCGCTACGCCAACGGCGCGAAGATTATCGAAAACGCGGTGGTGGTCGTGCAGGGTGGTGTTGTCCGCAGGCCGGGGACACGCTTTGCGGCGGCTACCAAACACGGCGATAAAAAATCACGTCTTATTCCCTACGTGTTCAACCGGTCTCAGGCTTACATGCTGGAGTTCGGCGACGGCTACATGCGTATTTATCAGAACGGTAAGCAGCTGGTTAACGGCGACAATACGCCTTATGAAATCGCCAGCCCATACACCGCCGATATGTTGGCTGCCGTGAACTATGTCCAGGGTGCTGACACGATGTTCCTGGTGCATCAGTCCGTAAAACCCCATCGCCTCCAGCGCCGTGGTCAAACCGACTGGGTGCTTGAACCGGCACCGTTCATCGTTGAGCCATTCGACGAGGTGCGCGATACACCGCAGAAATGGTGTAAGCCATCCGTCAAAGAGTTCGTGGGCTCTGAAATTACGCTGACCCTGAGCGATGCGGAACCGGGAGACACCCCAAATCCACCATTCACGGGCGCGGGCTGGGTTGCTCAGGATGTGGGTTCCTACGTTCGCCTTAACGGCGGTCTGGTGCTGATTAAAAGCATCACCAGTGCTCAGATTGCCGTCGGTACCATTCGCAGCGACCTGACGGCAACGCAGGCGGCATCGCCAGGATCATGGACGCGCGAGGACACAGTCTGGACCGATGAATTTGGGTACCCCGGCGCGGTGACGCTATACCAGCAGCGCCTTGTCCTGGCGGGTTCGCCAAAATATCCGCAAACAATCTGGTGGAGCGAAACGGGCGTTTATCTGTCCTTTGAGATTGGTACCGAGGATGATGATGCGATCAGCTTCACGCTGTCTTCAGACCAGCTCAACCCAATTGTGCATCTGGCGCAAATGAATACCCTGATTGCGCTGACCTACGGCGGCGAGTTTACGATCACCTCCGGCAACGATGCGGCCATAACACCGACCAATATCTCGGTGAAAAATCCGAGCCCGTACGGCTGCAATGGGATCCGCCCGGTGCGCGTTGGTACCGAAATCATGTTTGTGCAGCGCGCTGGCCGCAAGCTCTACGCAGTAGCGTATGACCCTGACAGCTTTGTTTCCTATTCCGCCAACGACATGACGGTACTGGCTGAGCACATTACATCTGGCGGCGTGCTGGATATGGCATACCAGCAACAGCCGGATGCGTTTATCTGGATGGTCAGGGCGGATGGCGTTGCGGTCACGATGGCTATTGACCGTGGTCAGGATGTAATTGCATGGTCACGACAGGTCACAGATGGCGCGTTTGAGTCGCTGGCGACCATCCCATCGGAAGCTGACGATGTAGTTTATGCGATCGTCCGTCGCGAAATAAACGGCCAGACCGTACGTTATGTCGAGGTGTTCGACAGCAAACTCTATACGGATTCAGCCATTACAGGGTTCAGCGGCGGCGATGGTGCTACGACATGGTCGGGGCTTTCGCATCTTGAGGGGCAGACGGTTGATGTGGTGGCCGATGGTGCAGTTATGCCGCAGTACACCGTTTCCTCTGGTCAAATCACCCTGTCACGTAAGGCTAAAAGCGTGGAGATCGGCCTGCACTTCGAAAGCACGATCGAAACGCTATCGCCGGAGGTTTCCACTACCGAAGGTACCACCCAGAACGCGAGAAAACGCACCAGCGAAGTGACTATGCGTTTCCTCGAAACGACTGGCGCGGAGTGCAACGGCCAGGTTATTCCGTTCCGCCGTTTCGGACCAAAAATCCTCAACCAGCCCGCCCCATTATTCACCGGCGATCACTACTGGGGAAAACTCGGCTGGGAGCGCGGGGAAGACACTCTGCTTATCCAGCAGCGCCAGCCGCTGCCATTCCATCTTCTTGCAATTATTTTCACATTCACCAGTAACGGGGGCTGACATGGTACGTAACGCAACAGCCGGGGATATCCCGGCACTGATCGAGCTGGGCGCGCGGATGTATATCGAATCCCGCTATTCGCAGAATTCGCCCTTTGATGAAGAAAAGTGTGCAGAGCTTGCCAGAAGTGTTATCGCGTCGCCTGCGGGGTGTGTGCTGGTGGCCGAAAAAGAGGGGGTAGTCATCGGCTGGATGGCTGGTGGCATTGCTGAGCAGTGGTTCAGTCACCAGCTGATGGCCTTTGAGTATGGGCTCTTTGTCGCTCCGGAGCATCGCGGCGGCACTGCGGGCCCGCGTCTCGCTAAAGCTTTTATCACCTGGGCGAAAGAACACGGCGCCGCGCTCATAAACATGGGTATAACCACGGGCGTACATGAAGAACGCACCGGCGAAATGTATTCCCGTCTTGGTCTGAAACGTTCCGGCCTGCTGTATTCAATGGAGGTTTAAAAATGTGTACTGGCGTGGAAATTGCGGCTATTGGCGCATCCGTGCTTGCCGCCGGTGGCGCGGTTTATAGCGGGCAGCAGCAAAAGAAAATGTCCAACTATCAGGCTGCACAGGCGGAAGCTGATGCCGAGGCTGCACAAGCAGCTGCACGGGTGGAAGCCGATCGCATCCGTAAAGCTGGACGGGCACAGGCAGCTGCAGCGCGAGCTTCTCTTGCCGGGTCTGGTGTGGACACGGGGGAAGGCACAGCGCTGCGTATTCAGTCCGATATCGTTGGCGATGCTGAGCAGGATGCTTACCAGACCATTCTGAACGGTACGAACCAGAGCGCCAGACTAAATGCGCAGGCGTCCGCTGACCGTATCTCTGGCCGTAACGCTTCAACATCTGGCTACATCAGCGCGGGTAGCTCTGTGCTTAGCGCGGGCGGTACCGCATATAACGGCTGGAAAAAAGCAGGGAGTAAATAACCGTGAGAATTCCAACGGGTAATTTTGGTAACGTTACGCCGCAGGCGAATCCTACCCGCGTCAGTGTCAGCAGTGTCGGGCAAATAGGTAACGCAGTCGCAGGTCTGGGGGCGGCTTTAGGTCAGACTGCTGATGAGGTACAGCGCACGCAGGATAAAGCGGATGTGGCGGCAACCCAGGCTATCCTTACCGATCTTGATGCGAAATCCAGTGACCGCTGGGAAAACCCGGAGACCGGCGCGCTGGTAACCCGGCAGGGGTTCAAGTCTTCCGGCGTTGGTCTGGACATGGATAAGCAGGACTCTTCCGACTATGAAGAGGCCCGTAAACGCGTACCGCAGAGCCAGCTGCAGTATTTTGACGCGCAGTGGAAAGCTGGTCAGGTCCAACGGCTCAGCACCTATAATACTTTTGAACGCGTACAGACAGCGGCCGCACAGCAAAGTCAGTTTGAAACAACTGTTAAATCCTCCGTTCAGCAGGAAGCCAGTGCATATGATGACCCTCAGGCGGCAGCGTTGGCGCGCGGAGCACGTAAACATTCTATTGAGCTTTACGGTCAGGCACAGGGATGGTCATCAGAGCAGATTGCGCAGGCTATTACTTCTGCGGATTTAAACGCGACGGAGCAGCGTGCACAGAATTATGCGGTATCTAACCCTCAGGGGTGGCTCGCAGGTGATTTTCCTATGAAAGATACCGGCGCGCTTGATATGCGCGCTATCGGTATTGTCGAGTCCGGCGGTAAGCATTTTAACGCTGACGGCAGCGTGATTACCTCGCCCGCCGGTGCTCAGGGTAAATACCAGCTTATGCCGGACACGGGTAAAGAGCTGGCGGCTAAACGCGGCGTGGAATACAACCCTGCCGATGAGCAACAGAATGCGATACTTGCCAGCGACTATGCAAACCAGCTTTACGGTAAATATGGCTCCGAGACTCTGGCCGGTGCCTGTAGTGGATCACAAAATCAG